TCCAGATTAGGAAGTTCATCAAGAATATCTTCATCAATATCTTCCCTTTCAATAAAATCAATTCTATCTGCCATTGGAAACGTGGTATCTTTTCCTATCTTTTGTTCCTTAAATCTTACTTTAAGAGTATAACCCCCTTCCAAATTAGCAAAGTTTTCATAATCTGGATCTCCCATTTCGATTTCTTCGCCAAGTACATCCCAAAAGCAATAATCAGACATATCAAAAATTTTAATTTCTCCTTTTTCTGGCCCTGATTGAAGTCTAACAACGTACAAAGCCCTTGGTGAAGCTTTTAGTTTACCAGCAACAACATCATCACCATCTTCATCATCATAAATGGCTTTTCTTTCATCGCAAATAGGACATTTTTTTCCAATACAAGCAGGACAAAGAACAGCTTCATTTTCTGGGCCGATATTTCTATGCAACCTATATGGCATCCTAAACCAAATATCTTCTGGTATTTCAGAAGCATCTGGATGGTTTTTTACATCAGACACAACAAACGGTAAAATATCTATTTGATATGTTTTCTTTGCTTTAGGTTCAAAGAACTGAAAATCATCAGGTAATGAATTAATCCATTTTTTACCTGTTTTTCCTTTTTTAATTGTCTTTCTAATTCCTCCGCCTAAAGAAGTTCTTTTTGCTTTCATTTTTTTTCTTGTAGCCATTGTTAATACTCCTTATTTTGTTTTAGTTTACTGTGTACGTAGGCCATAATTTCAAAAATCGACATGTTATTAATGTTTTGAAATGCATCATTTGATTCAGATATAATAAAACCATCTACTAAAATACACAAATTAAAATACATATAATTATGTGTATATATTGTAACACTAATTTGTTCGATAAGCCCTTTCCATCTGATTATTAAATTACTAATTTGTATTTTAAAAAAACAAAAACAACTTTCATAAAATAAATCATTTAATAATTCTTCAGCCTTTGTTGATTGTATTTGAATTTCTAAATTTATTTTTTGTGTTTTTGGTCCTTGGATAAATGTTTTTTCTATTGCGTTTAAACCAGTATCAATTTCAAACAGATCACTTGTTTTTTGTATATCTATTTGTTTTATTTTACCTATTGGCACAAAATCAAAAATATCATTTTCATTAAATACACAAAATACATTATTCATAATTACACTTATACATCACTTTTCTATGATTAATCAAACATTGTAATATGGTGATGCGTCCCAAATAAACATGGTTTACTTTGTGGTTCTAAATTTGGAAAAATGAAATCATCAATATCCATTTTCAAAAGTTTATTATAATCTTTTTCAAGTTCTTTTAATACTTTTTTTGTTGCTTCAATTTCTAATCTTTTTTCTTTTAAAATATCATGAATTTTGTCCATTTTTTCTTCTGTGATTTCTACTATTACTTCTGATTCTAATTCTTGTACTTTCATTTTTATTTAACCTTTGTAATGTTTTTTTAACATGACCATGACCTTGACCCTGACCTTGACCATGACCTTGTCCCTGACCTTGACCATGGCCCTGACCATGACCATAACCCTGACCTTGACCTTGACCATGGCCCTGACCATGACCATAACCTTGACCATGACCTTGACCTTGACCTTGACCTTGACCATGACCTTGACCTTGACCTTGACCTTGACTTTTCAAAACCAATTCTTAATACATGTACATTCATTATTTAACCTTTGTAATGATATTGTCAATAAGGGTCGCATCTACAATTGCCCCACGTCCAATAATTACATTATTTTGAAAAGGTTCAACTTCATTGGCATTAGATACATCTTTAACAAATTCATTTAAACGTCCAGAATCAGCAATCCAAGCTGCATCTTTTAAAACAAGTTCTTGATTAGAAATTGAAATTAGTTCTCCAGTAAGATGCATAGTAACAGTTCGAATAAAATATTTTTTACCTATTTCCCATGGACTACAGTCATTTATAGGATTTTCGTTTTTAGTTTGATTAAACATATTTGCAATTTCTTTTACTTGTCCAATTGTTAATTCATCAATATCTAAACTATTCATTTATGGTTTCCTTTATATTGTTTTTAATATCATATCTACCATGACCCTGAGAATGACCCTGTACTTAACCCTGACCAGGACCTTGGCCATGACCTTGACATCCCTGACCATGTCCTTGATCTTGATTGTGACCATGATCCTGACCAGGACCCTGTCCTTGATCTTGACCATGACCTTGGGAATGACCTTGACCATGACCCTGACCATGACCTTTCAAAACCAATTATTGCTATAGATGCATTCATTTTATTTCCCTTTTGTACTCTTTGTAATATTTTCTACAGATTTATCAATTTCTTTTTTGTATTTTTTTTCAATTTGTTTTTCTATATCTTTATGGATAGCATCAAATTGACCTCTATACCATAAATAACCCAACATTCTAATAGGATTGTTTTTTGTTTCTGGAAAAATAAACCCCATTAGAACCATTAATATAATACAACTAAATAAAAATACAAAATATGTCCCAATATTCATACCCATTATTTTCTTCTCCTCATTCCCCCTTTAAGATTCTTTGTTTTTTGCCAATTCTTTTTTTCTTTATTTAATATCCTTGGAACTCTTGGGCCAGCAAAATATTCTTCGCTATGTAATTTAACCAATCCTTCAAGTGCTTTTGTTCTTGTAAAGTGGATATCGTCTTTCATATCCTTTAAAACAAGATACCGATCTTCTGCTTCAATTGCTTCCTCTTTTACTTCTTGGTATTCTTTATTTAATCTATAAAAGGCTTCTATATCCGCTGCATTTGGTTTGGCCTTTTTACAACATTTTTCTGGATTTTCGTTTGCTTCTCTAATTAATTTGGATCTAACAGTTTTTACTTCTTCTTGCGTATATTTCATCTCCTTAAAAGCTTCTGAACATTCTTCAATATATTTACGTTCAAGGTCACTATGATTTAATAATTCTAAATCAAGTGCTTCTTCATCTATTTTCATATCTTGATTAAAATCAATCATAGTAATATCCTCCATCTTTTATTATTTTATTAATACAAACAGGACAATCTACAATTGCTATTAAATTCATGGGATCATTCCTTTTAATTCATTTACTATTTGTTTTGTCTGATGGTATCTTGATTCCGCTGTAGATCCAGGATAAGCTAAATATTCATTTTTATCTGATATAACAAAATTCTCTAAATAAAATTTTAAAACAAATACAAAATTTTCAACTTCTTGGAGAGTATCTAATCTTATATCAATTGGTTGGAATCTTTTTTCTTTTGTTATTTTCATAATTCACCTCTTGTATACATTTTCTTTGCTTTTCGATACATTCTTCTGTTGTCATCAGTAATGATAAATGTACCTTTACCGCCTTCTTTTTTCATTCTTTTATATTTTCTTATTCTTGGTGATAATTCTGATCCATAAACGCTTTTTTTAATTCTTTTTGCTTGTTTGCTATTCATTGTTTGTATCCTTTATATTTAATAAGGTCCATCTATTCCTGCACAAATTGCTTTACAACAAAATACAATACCAGGAAAACCTGTATCAAATGTATTCTTTTCGTAAAACCATGAAAATATATACCATGCCCTTTCATCTTTTGGGTTATTGAGCATAATTGCACTCATGTATCCCATAATACTTCTTCTTATATTTTCTTCTGGAAATTTACCTTTTAAATTCTTTAATATCTTTGATACTGTCGCCCAACTATCCCCTTTAAATAATGCTTTACTTAAATCATTAACTATTTTTTCTTCTTGATTTCCTTCTGATGCAATTTGAAGCATTTCTTTTTCTGAATCAACAAGCAAAACCTTATCAAGAATATTCAAAGCATGTCTTGGATGTCCTTGTGCTTCTTCAATTATTTGTTCTTTTACTTCATCAGGAATTTTCCTTTTTTCTTTTAAAGAAATTCTTGTAAGAAGTTTGCCCATATCATCGTCAGACAGAACTTGCATTTCAAATATTGTACATCTACTTCTTATAGTAGGGATAAGCATTTCTGGATTAGTTGTACACAAAATAAAATAAACATGTGGTGGTGTATCTTCTAATGCTTTAAGCAGCCCATTTTGTGCAATGTTTTTTTCTGATGATCCTCCTGTTCCAAGTTGATGACACTCATCAAGAAGATATGTTTTGTTTTTCCCTTTTGTTGGTTTAAAATACATTTTACTTCTTATATCGCGAACAGTATCAATACCACGGAAAACAGCAGTATCCATTTCTACATAATCTAGTCCATAACTACCCAACATTTTTGCAATAATTCTGCCAAGAGTAGTTTTCCCACAACCTGGTGGACCTGTAAAAAGCATTGCGTGTGGAAAATCTTTTATGTTTTTAATACTGTTAATAACACTTTCATTACCAACCATTTGTCTTAATGTTTTTGGTCTGTACTTTTTATATAATTCCATTACACCCCTTTCAATTAAAGTGATCCCTAAAAACATATACACAAAAAATGTAAAAAACACTAATGAAAAGTTTATTTAATAATAAAAACAATAATTTAAATCTAAGCTGCCCGTAATATAATATCTTCTGTGTTCTTAGACGCCCAATGTTCTCCTTTATCAAAAACAGTTGCTTCAAGTTCAAATGGAATATTTATCCATTTCCATTGATTAGGCAACCATTCACAAACAGTATATTTAAGTAAATCCATTAATTTTGGTATTTCTT